TGTAGTTCCCACAGCATTTGTTGCTGCATGACTTACAGGGTATACATATCTTTTGTGCCAAGAATTTCTTTTTTCAGTAAATTTAAATGCTGGATCATCAGTAGGTGTTTTTGCTACTTGTGATACAAATCTAAAAAAAGGATCTTGAGCTATTGCCAATTCACTAACTTTGTCACCAAAATTAAACTTTCGTCTCAGATCACCAGTATCTTTACTAGTGCCATCAGACCAAGTTGCAGTATCAGAAACATTTAAATTAGTGCTTGGATTTATTGCACTTATATAATCTGACATAACTGTCTCCTATGTGTTTATTTTATTTAAGTTCAATTAAGGTTTAAATTTTTACCTCTAACCGAACAAGTTATCAGTGCCCTCATCTAGACCTTTTAAGATGTCAAACATCTTGTCGTCTTGACTTTGAGCTTCTCTTCCTGGACTATTAGCATTACTAGCACTTTGAGGTATATCTCTAACTTGTTTCATTTGATTTAGCATATCAGTTTTGGTATTATCTGCAACATTTTTTGATACTTTGTCTCTATTTAATAAATAGTATATATCATCCAATGTTAAAACATGTTCATTTGCTCTAGCTTGCAACTCATTAAATTCTGCATCAGACATTCCAGTTTTCTTTTTAAATTCTTCAGCTTCAGCCTTGATGTTTGCTTGTTGTTCTTGCTGTGCAAATTGTTGTTTTTCTTGATTGATTATAGCAGATGCTTGCTGTTGTGCAGTATTTGCTATATACTCATTCAGTACCTTGCCTGAATCAGATTCTGGATTTGACATTGCTTCATGAGCATCAAACACAAAATCTTCACCAAACCTTTCTGTCAAAGACCTAGGATTTTTACCTCCTATATTATCTCTAAGTGCCTGAACTGCATCAGGACTATTTTTCAGATGCTCAATTAAAGGTCTGAATTTTGACAACTCTGCTAAGTTATCATTTTCAGCTTTTAATCTTTGAGCTTCTCTGGTTGAATCGCCATATCTTTTTTCTAAGTTTTCAGCTTTGGCTTTCCAATCCGTTTGCACCTCATTGCCAGTGTCTCCAGGGTCAGCTTCCTGAGTTACCTGTTCTGTTTCTGGTTGTGGCATATCTTCACTTATTGCACCATTAACCTGTGCTTCTAAGTTGTCAAAAAAATCACTAGAGCCTGCAGTAGATTCCTCTGTATCTCCTTGAAGAACATCCTCTACACTAGGGTTACTATTATCTTTTTTAGACATATTTTCTCCTTAAGTTATTGTTTGTTGTTATTTTTATCTAAACTTTTTTGAAAATCTTTTAATAAATCATTTAATTCTTTTTTCTTGTAATTAGTCTCACTAGCCAAATTATTTCTCATAAGCTTTTGTTGTGCTTGTGTT